GCTTAATACGGTGCACGTGGCGCTAGTATCAGACAACACAGTACAAGCGCTCCAAGCTACGATGCGCGATGCGCTAGGCACTACACCACAAGGTGACACGCCTGTCTACACCATCGAGGATCAAGCAAGCGAGTAACATCTATTGACATACACACAATACACGGCTACATGCGCAATGTAGCCTTGTTTTTAACGCTATGTGCATGTTATACAACTGGGTATAATGCTTATTATACTCAGTTACTGTATAAACACGCCACGCCGCGCACCTCGCAACGGGGGTGGGGGGGGTGTTCTTTTTATTTTCTGGCGGCTAGATACTATATCCCTGCGCCAAAATATTCCCAATTTTTGAAAAGGTAATTTGACAAACGCGCTAAGGCATCGCGCAATATATAAAAAGCTCTTGACTTTTGAGTAAGGTTGCTATAAGATTAGAGGGTAACGCCAGATTGCTTGCAAGCCTGCAAGCGATATGGCGTACCGACCCTATATCTTATAGTTACTTTAACCCATATCCCCCACTAAACCTGTCGGATTTGGAGGGTTAAAGGGGCTATAAGACAGATTATAAAATATAAATCTACCAAATGAATAAAAAAAACGAAGATTCCTTAGAGGATTTTGACTTATTGGTGGCTCGCGCCTCTTTTTTAATGTATGAGATAAAGGAAATCGCTAAACAACGCGCCGCGATTATCCAAAGGATCACAGACTTGCTCATTAAGAATAATACCCAAAAGCTTACAGCCTCATCAGGTCAAGTTATAGTACTTAGAGATGTACCGGAAGTGGCTATGGCAGAACTCCCAGAAGAGGATAAACGTGTGCTAGAGGAATGGTGTAGAGAAAATAATCTAAGTACCATGAACTATCATAGGGTGATAAAAGCTATTGATGAGGGTCTAGTCCCACCAATTGATTTGAAGATGACCAAGAAGAAAGCCTTTTTTGGGACAGGTTCCAAACTTATTCCAGCTAGTATAGACATACACAAAGAATCAGAGAAAGCTATTACTATGAAATTTATGGAAGGGCGCAACGCACATATTAGAGAGCTGGCAGATGTTGGCTTGACGCAAAGTAAGATAGCCAAAATGTACCGGATTAGCAATCAGTACGTCGGACGTATAATAAAGAAGGAACGGGGGTATAAGAGACACAAGCAAATAGTGCTATAATTATAGGTAATATGTAACTACCAAGAGCAAACGATTAAGACACTTGTGGTAGTTCACAATGATCTATGGAAAAGCAAGACGTCTACACCGAAGGTATTACCCCCGAAAAGATTATCGAGTCAACGAGTTAGGAATCAAGTACAAGACGTGGTTCCACTACGGCAACGGGCATAGTGCAAAATATTATCGCAAGCAAGCCAACCGAAAGCTAAGAAGATACAAAGGAGATGTGTCAGATCACGGCTGGTATAAGAAGTTTGAGGAAGTCTGGTATCTGGTCTTTTAGATATAACTTATAAGTTATATGGGGACAACCTAACTACCAATACTCCCCCAGAGGTGTATAGTGAGAGGATATGAAAGAACAACTAAACTGCCCTTGCCCAGAAAGTAAAATGCTGCTAATAGAATACGGCTACCCCCACCCTGAACGCTACGACGGGATTAGCGAGATTACCTGTACAGAGTGTGACAAGCGAGTCGGGCGATGGTCAGGTCGAGTGTTGGTTGGAGACGATTATGAGAATAGATTTGGACGTGTATGAACAATAACTGTGGACAACTCCCATTGTAATAAAGAGGGTTAGTGGTAGTATGAAAGTGTGGACAAAATAAAGATAAACAAGCAAACGCTTACAACAAAATTAATACCAGCAGACTTGTCTTTTAATAGTTCTTTAACAGAAATGGCAGAAGTTGTAACAGAGTTATTAGTAAAACAAATAAACGGCACTAAATTAACCAACGAAGAACAAATAAAACTAAACGTATACGGAAAAACGTTAGAAAACATATATTTGTAAGAGGTAGATGGGGGAACGTGTTATCACTTAGGAGGTTATAATCTAACTAATAGACGTATTAGCCGCACGAAAAGTACTTTTCCCCACCTGCCCCTTACACAGTACAAGATGGTTGGTTAAATGGACGGTTGGTTTCGACCTAACGGTATGTCACACACTTGTATACAAGGTGCCAAGCGATGGGTAGCTCCCAGAAAAGTGATACCGTCCATTTAGCCTGTCATCACAGTACATTGAGAATTAAAGCGAGGGTTTGAGTGGCTGTAAAGAACAGCAGAAGCTTAACCTTTACTATGTAAGGCTGACTATACGAGTAGATGTCTAGGGGGTTTCGACCCCGTTCTAGAACAGTGTTATCAAGTTTGTTGTACAGCAAATAAAAACATCTCGGCAAATCCTTACCTCAAACTCTCACCTTAGTCCTTAATGTATAGATGGTGTGTTCCGCCCTGTAACCGAAGACTGTAGTCCCTGAAAAGCTATGGTGGAGGTGAGTCGCTCTCATCTAGGTTATAGGGCAAAGCACAGCACCCCCATGCTACAATACATAGATGAAAGACGAAGTACACAACCCCTTTCCTAAAGGGAAATACGACGACAAGCTGATGGCTATGGCCGTCAATATACTCCAGACTGGGACCCGCGAGGATATGTACTCGCTTTTTTCGTTTTCCAGCGACCAAGACACGACGCGCTACATACACTGGAAGTTTGAAATATTTAGTAAGTTTATGTTTAACCGGTACTTCAAGTCACCGGAAGCCAAATTTCACGATCAGTTTATTGATCATATGATCGATAGCTACTACGGGCGTAGCAAGTATCTTAACTTAGGATTTCGCGGGTGCGCTAAGACATCGTTCACTAAGTTGTTTATCGCCTTTGTTATATTGAACGACCGCGATATGTCACGTAAGTACATTAAGGTTTTGACCAGAAACCTCGGTAACGCCAAGCAGATCGTAACGGACGTGTTTAACATGTGCGTTGAGATGCGTGCGATATACGGCGACATCTTTGTAAAGGATGATGCCAAGAAGCGCGAGGAGACGATGGGTAGTTTTACCACCCGCGACGGGCGTAAGCTGTTGGCTGGTACGATTGGGCAGACCCAGCGTGGGCACATTCAGGATGCTAACCGGCCTGACTGGATTATCTTTGACGACGTGGAAGACCGGGAGTCGATTGGATCTTTGACCACTACCGAGGCGACTATCTTTCGGATCGATGAGGCGATTAGTTCTTTGTCGGCTGACGGGAACTATATGTGCAACGGGAACTATATTTCGGATGAAGGGGTCATCCAGTGGTTTTTAAACAAGTCGGACATCGTGGTTGATAAAATCGCTATCATGGATGAGGATGGTGAACCAACGTGGCCTGAGCGCTACAACAAAGCTAAGATAGAGAGTATAAAGTCCGATGCCGAGGATTTCTATGGCGAGTATATGTGCGACCCGTCCCGGGCCGATACAGCCTTTTTTGATCGTATATTTGTTGATCGGGACATTGCTGCTGCTACCCAGCCCCACGAGGAAAGCGCTGGGGTAAAGTACTGGGGTAAATACCAGCCACACCACAAGTACGGTATTGGGGCTGATACGAGCGAAGGGATAGGTCGCGACGCGAACACGCTAGCCCTATATGACTTTGGGACATTTGACGACGACGTAGCTGTGCTAATTGCTACCTACTTTAATAACCGCATCCCACCCGACTTGTTTGGTAACGAGCTGGTTCGTATCGGCAACGAGTACGGTAAATGTATTATCGGGCCAGAAGCCAACAACACCGGGCACGCTACCTTAGCTGCTATGCGCGGGTACAACAATATCTATACTCAGGTGAACGAGGGCAGTCGCACGATTAAGCGAACTGAGAAGCTCGGCTGGCACACTACGCGTAAGAGTAAGCCTTTAATGTTCTTCGAGTTCCGTAAAGCCTACAACGACGGCAAGATTAAGATATACGACAAGAACTTGTTGAAGGAAATGCGGGGCTATACGACTATGGATATGACCGATAGTAAGATTGGTATGGCTACCAGACATTTCGATTTACTTCTGGCTGCAACTATCGGATGGCAGATGCGTAAACAGGCGCGATTTACCGAACAATACGAGGAAATAGAGGTGGAACCCCCACTGTTTGACGATATCGGTATCTAGTCGTGGTATAATTTACAGGTATTAAATCAATTTGTTCAGTGGCGGGTCCCACTTATGGCAAAAATTATTAAAAAAGAGAAGCGAGACAAGATTGTCGTACAAGCATTGCAAGAAATCCTGCACGCACGGCGATATAAGCAAGGACGAGTTGCGTCTTGGCAGAAGAATGAGAACCTTTACTACGGCAAGAAGGTTAAAACCGAAGAGTCACGAGCAAACGTAGACCTAGGACAGATGCAAGAGCACGTGCACACTTTGTTGAGCAAGATTGATTCTCCATTGACGTTTAAGTTTATGAAGCGTAAAGAGGCGCAAGGGCCGCGAGTCGATCGGCTCAACGCTCTCAAGGACTTTGATACTAATCGGAACTACTGGGACATCAAGGATATTGCTGGCAAGAAGCAGTGTATTATTTACGGACGAGCTATTTATGCTTACGCCGCTAGTTCAGATAAAGCTGGCTACCAGCCGCACCTCGATAACGTCGATGTGTATGACTTTTTGATTGATCCGGATGCTGGCGGGATTGACTTAGAGCGTGGGCGATACATGGGACGCTATGGTGTAGTTAAGGACATTAACGACATGAAGAAGGACAGTGCCTATATCCAGACGGTGGTGAAGGAATTGGCGGCTGGGAGTGGTAACGCTGATGAGTCTAGTCACGAAAAGAACAATAAGAACAACCGGACATATGCTAATGAACATAAGATTAGCGAAAAGAACATGTCCAACAAGGACAAGTTTGTATTTTGGGAGTGGTACACCACGTATGAGGGTGAACGGTATTACCTACTGTTAACTGAGAGTGGTGGCAAAGCTATTCGGGTAGAGCCTCTAAAGGAACTGTTTGAAAGCGAGCTGTGGCCATTTTGGACGTTTGCTGCCATCCCTGACTTGACTGAGTTTTGGACACCATCTCCGTGTGACTACGTGCGCGAGCTTATTATGGCGCAGTCAGTGTCTATCAACCAGATGCTTGATAACGCTGAGCGAGTGAACCGCCCGATGCGCGTAGTGGACACATCAGCGGTCAGCAACCTAGCTGAGCTAAAGTATCGTAAGGACGGATACATTAAGTCTGCTCAAGGTATGGCCGCTAACGCGATTAAGATTCAGGAGACACCATCTATTGAGACACCTCTCAAAGTGTTTGCAACGCTTGAGAGTATCAAAGCCTCAGCATCAGGTGTCACAGCCGGAGCTAAAGGGGTAGAGGACACAGACGGACGAGCGACTATTTATGAAGGGAACCAACAAAACGTGGCTGACCGCTTCGGGCTATTCAACAAGTCGTACTCATTTGGGTACAAGCGCTTTGCTGTTCTGTTTGAGCACGGCGTACGAGAGCACTTGAGTAAGAAGATTGCCGTAGACATCATTGGTCCAGAAGGAATTGAAGTGAAGGATATCTCCCGTCGAGACATTTTTAGGAAGAATGACGAGTTTGCTGTTATGACTGAGCAATCTAATTCAGAGCTGGCACTGTCAGACAACCGTAAGCGTTCAGCTGGAGCGTTCTACTCAGCTCTACTGGGACAACAAGGACTAGTGAACCAAAAGGTTATTGTTGAGCGACTCGGAGCAATCGCAGGCGAAGACCCAGATACTATTCGTCAGCTATTGGATATCGACCGGTATGGCAACTCTAAGATTATGACTGAGGCAGAGCGAGATATTGAATCTATCCTTGATGGCAAGAACATCCGACCGAACCGAATGGCTAACGCAGCCTACAAGCAACGCTTCGTAGACTACATCCTTGATCACGAGGAAGACATGGATAATGACCAAGTAGACACCATGTTACAATATCTGGGAACTCTTGATGAAGTAATTGTTTCTAACACAGCGCGAGCTGCACAAGACCAAGCACGACAAGAACAAGAGGCGGCACTAGCAGGCGGGGGAGCACAAAGGCCAGCTCAATTACGTCAGCCAGGACCGGCGCAGCCACTACAAGATGTAATTCAACAAAATGTCAGATAAACTAAACCTCGATGATTTCGAGCTGAAAGAACTGAACGAAGAGAACTTTAAAGACTCAGTAATCGAACGGAAAAATGTCGTTACTGAATTTACGATTGATTTAATTGAGAATCACCAGACTGATTTACAGAAACTAAAAAAAGAGCTGTCAGCTCAGGTTTCTCTATGTCGGGCTACGATTGATAACATCGAACGAAACCACCCACACGTAGCTGAGATGTCAGACGAAGAAAAGCACAGCGTATGGATGGCGTTTGAGAATCAAAACATCGTAAACGAAGCAGAGCCTAAACTAGTACAAGTCGACGAGCAGCTAGCCAAGTACGCAGAGCTCATTGACGGAATGTATCAAAAGTTTGGTTTTGTACCAAGTGAACAAGCAATAACTATCGACCCTGATGTCCTTAAAGAGTAAGACAATCAAAGAAGGAGGAAACGAAGAGGCTGTCATTCTGGCAGAACAAATCGATGCCCTCCAAGATATTAAAGCCCTAGCCGACACACCGGGTGGTAAAAAGCTAGTGTCTTTATTGTTAAAGGACACTGTAGATGCTGTCCATAAGATTCGATCAGGGCGAAGTGTAAACACACTAGCTGAGTTTCAGTCGTATGCAGCAGACATAGACACTAAGTTAAGTTTGGTTAAGTTGCTTAACGCAGCTCGGGCAGACGAAGACTTCTTGCTCGAACAGCTACAAGAAGCACTCTCACAATAGTGAGGTGTGTAGTCTATCTAAGTATCTCCCCGCCCGCTTAGATAGACTACACACACCATTATTTATATGGCGTGGTATAATTAAGTATACGGCTAGGAAGCGGTAACACCCCTACTCTACTATGGAGTTAAAAATTAGGTTTTAAATATGTCACAAGAAGACACTACTACTCCCACTGAAGAGGTCGTTCAGTCAGAAGAAACTGTAAATGATGAGCAAGAAACTGAAGTTACCGCTGGTGACTTTCAGGAGGAAACAACTACAGAAAACAAAGGTTCTGACAACATTCCCAAAGCACGACTCGATAAAGAAATCGGACGTCGAAAGGCCCTCGAAGCTGAGCTTGCGGAATTGCGAGCAGAGAAGGATTCGGATACAACCGTATCTGATACCGATTCAGATTCTGAAGTTAAACAACTTGCTGCTAAGCTAGCAAAAATCGAAGAGAACGAAAGGCGAGCCTCGCAGGATGTGAAGCTAACGGCTGCTCTGAATAAAGCTCTGGAAAACGCACCTGAATACAAGGACATTGCCAACCTTGCTCTAATTAAGCAAATGGCCCTAAACCCTGCTAATAAGGCAAAGACTTTCCCGGAACTACTCGACGAGGCGTATGGTAACGCCATCCCTGGTAAGCGCACCACGGAGACCACCGTACCTAAAGGTGGAACCGCAGACACGAAGGTAGACATGCAACGGGCATCGAAAGATACTGAATATCGAAGAGAGGTCTTAGCGGATCCCGATTTGAAAAAACAATACAACGATAACCGTCGCTAAACGGGCGGGGATTATAGACCTAATCCCTAAATATCATGTCATTAACTGACTTTCGTCCTGAGTTTGACAACTCATACCAGGACACCTTCCTAAAGACTCTAGTGTCTAAGGAAATTATGAACACACGTTTTGAACCAACTCTTAAATTTGGAGCAAGCGTAGAACGAGTCGCGTTCGATACATCAGGTATCGTAGTGCGAGACGTAACCCGAGGAGCTGATTCAACAATCGACACTATCTCAGATAGTTCAGAACTGTTGACTATCAACCTTGAAAAAGAAGCTGTATTCCGTATCTCTGACGGTGAAGTAACACAAGCTGGACCACTTAACCCCGGAGAAAACATTGGACAAGACGTTGCGCACAAAGTTGCACAAGATCTTGACTTCAAATGTTTCGCTGAAGTACGAAACGCGGCAAACACATTCGACAGTGGTGACTTGACTTCTCTTGTATCTACAGGAACTCCAATCACACTATCTGCTACAACTGTACCGCAGATGACGACTCGAATGGCTGCAAAACTACGACGAAAAGAAAACCAAGAAGTATCAATGAACATGGCACTAGTTGTCGATTCATATGCTGCTGCTGACATCGAACAGTACTTGATGGGCAAGGACATCGATATCGCTGGTTCAGTATTCAAGAACGGATACGCAGGTGTTGTACGAAATGCTGTTATGTACATCTCAGAAAACCTAACAGGTGAAGTCACACAAGTTGTTGACGTAGCTACAGCTGACGAAGTTGTAACTATCCTAGGTGTTACTTTCACAGCGAAAGCAACTCCAGCAACAGCAGGTGAATTTGACATTGCAGGTTCAGCAGACGCACAAGGAGCTATCATGGCTAACATGATTAACGGTGCAGCAACAGGACAAGACACAGCTGCTGGATACTATGAAGTATCAGCAGCTGACCGAGCTATCCTAACTGAAGCTGGAGTCGTAGCTACTTATGTAGATGCAACAGACACACTTACTATCACAGGAGCTGGACGACTAGAGTTCACAACTGATATGTCAGGTGCTGTAGTTGAATGGCTAAACTGTTACTTCGGTAAGAAAGGAGCTATCGACCTTGTAGTTCAGGACCTATCACCAGTTGATATGCGAACTGAATCTCGACAACGAGCAACTGTAGTATTCTCTTCATACCTAGCTGGTATCAAGACTTTCGCAGATGGAGCAAAGAAATTTGTTCAAGTGAAAATCGCTGTCTAACATCGACTTTCCACTCTGACCCTTCTGGGGTTAGGGATGGGTACTCGATAAATGGTATAATAGTGATATGACAGCAGCAGAAATCATCAAGAAGTTCGAGCTATATCTCGACGACACAACCGAGCTTTCTACCCAGGAGGAGCTTGACTTGTTAAACAAGGTTTACCGGTTCTGGAATTCAGCCCATACATGGGAAGGAACCAAATCAGAATTCTCTGGGACAACCTCTACATCTGTAGCAACAGTAGCCCTCCCGGCTGATTTCCTGTACCTCACAGCCAACAACAACTTCACTGATGCTTCTGAAGAAGCTGGACGTCCAGTTGTGTTTCGTGGAACAGACTACGCACCAATTAAAGTTGTATCGTGGTCAGACCGACGGCAATATCGAAACAACAACAACTACGCGTACATCGACTACGCTAACTCAACTCTAGCTTTTACAGCTACTCCTACTAAGGTAGAAGCAATCGAATACGATTATCATGCTCAAAAAGCAGACTTGGCTCTAACAGACACCCCGTGGTTCCCAGCTGAGTACCATGACGGTCTATTTCACTTTATGGCCGCAGATGATTTCATGATCCAGCAGGCCCCAAAGATGAAAAGTTATGCTGCCGAGAACACTAACGCAGCCCTAGACATCCTTAACAACGCTAAATTGTGGAATAGCCAATTGGTGCAAATTTAATTATGGCTAAAGACCGCCGAGACATCCCAGCCTTCATTTCTGGCACACACAACTTGCTCAGCGATGAACTAATCCCAAACGATGCTGCATCGGAGTCTTTGGGCTGGTTGACTAAGGACGCGCGTATTGAGCTAATGTACGGTCGCCAAGCGCAAGGCGCAGAGGGCCTCACAGGTCGTGTACTCGCAGAGCACACGGGTTTCAAGACAGATGGTACTTCAGTTCGATTCCGTAAGGTGTGGGACGGTACAGAGGGCAAGGTACAGTATTTCAACGGCACAACCTGGGCAGATACCATTACCGGACTCCCTAATGCAGAGGTGACATTCAGTAACT